AAACGCAGTCCCCAGGACGCAACGTCTCAGCACGACGACCCCCGCCCCCCCCCCCCCGGGGGGGGGGGGGGGGGGGGGGGGCTTTCGTCATGTCTAGGGTCTGTTCATCTGATCGTACAAGTCACTAATATCAGGTTTCGGAACAACATCCTGGCGGATGATCGTCACCTGGTTGATGGACTCAGTGAGGTGCAGCGAGCTAATCTTGTGCGACTTAGTCTCTGCGTGGCCCTTCTTAAACTGGAAGATCTGCATATCGGAGGAGCCACGATTGGTACGCATAATCAGCAGCAGGTTAGAATCCTGCTGGCCGTTCGACGACACGTGCAGCGTCCACCCATCCATGTGGTAGCTGAATCCGTTCTGGGAAGCCCGGTAACCCTTCTCACCTCGGAGGAGGAGGAATTGGGGGGCCGTCTCAGACACGTAGTAGAGCGAGCGGTTCAGAGCGTTGATCAACGCCAGGTAGCGCTTGTTCACCTCTGTCTGCGTCTTGTTGAACTTCGTGTTAGCCTCGATCGCTTCCTGCTGGAGGCGGTTAATCCGGGACTCCAAGCGAATAGCTGCCTGGTTCCTGTCCTGCTGGACAGCCAGCACGCCCATGATGTCAGCGAACACCCGAAGGCGGCTGTCATCCTGGAACTGCTTGAAGATGATGGACAACTCATCGTGCAGGGCGGGGGTCTGGCCAGGAGTGTTCCACATCTCCTCACGCACCTTACGTGAAGCCTGCGTGGCCGCATCCAGGTAACTCTCCTGGTCCTTCTTGTACTCGTCCAGACGTCCGGCGATACCAGCCCAGTTGTCCCGGAGGTACTCCAGGTTGAAGTCGCTCAGGCGCCACTGGCCCTTGTGGTTCTCACCAACCTTCGGGTCGAAGATCTGCCTAATCAAGCCCGCAACATTGTTGCCGATGTTCTGCACGAAAGAGGCCAGCTTCCCTGTGAGGGGGTTGTAGGTGCGGTTCAGCGGGCCCATCATGCGCTGCCGCGCAGACTCGGGGGTGAGATCACTACCCATCCTCGAGCCATTGCTGTACAGATCATCCCGGGCCGGTGGGGTAAAGCCTGGGGTGGTCACAGGTCACCAGCCTCTCGCAGCTGCTCGACAAGCAGTGCGCGCTCCTGAGGCGTCATCAAAGCCACCTGATTCACCACCGGAGCCTCCAGAGGTTGATCAATTGGTACCCACTCACCGGAACCGTTGAAGCCGTGATCCTGGCCCCGCACAGGGGGCTGGTAGTGAATCTCTTGCTCAGGCAGCTGATCCAGGTCGATGACGCCCGTCTCGGGGTCGATAGCGGCGATCACCTGATCCATATGAACGAATCCACAGCGGCTGAGGTGCTGAGACCAGCCCTCGAACACAGGCAGGGGTGCCTGGAAGGGGAAGCCGTTGTAGTCGATTCCACGAAATGCCCACACGAACCGCTGAAGGGGGTCGCGGTAGTCAGTCTCGCGCTGTGTGGGAAATCCCATCACCAAACTCCTAACTCTTTCAAACCTGTAGTCAGCCGCTCCAAGCGGCGAGACATATACGTGAAACCAGAATCGAAGTCGGACTCTCCGACCTCAATATCCCAGCCAGCCTCCGTAGCTGAATGGGTGTACGTGAGCTTGCTTACTTGCTCAACGAACAGCTTGCCCGTGGGCATGCCCTCTGCGTGAACCGCCACGCGGTCACCAATGAAGAAGTCACCGGAACCCTTAGGCCCGACGTAGTAGGGAAGCCCCTCGGTCATCTTCACCTTACACGAATACTTCTCCCGTGTCTCCTCCTTGGCCTTCCGCATAGCGGAGAGCGCGGAGATCGTGTAGGCCTTATCCACCCCTGACACCCACTTCTCGAAGGGGAAATCCCAACCATGCTGCTTGATGCGATCGTGCATCTTATGCGCCTGGAACGCCAGGATCGTATCCGAGTACAGGGGTTCTGCGATCGCCTCGATAACAGAGCCTGCCTGGCTCTGGCCGAAGATAGCACCCAGCACGCCACCCAGCCCGATGATCGACGCCTTAATAGCCTCGTTCACACCCGGCATGGACGAACCGCCGGTAACGAATTGGACCGGGCCCGGAGGTGTGTAGGAGACGTCCACAGCCTCAACGCCCGTGTCCTTGCCGTGGTGTAGCACCACCCAGGGGTGGCTGGGGAGCGTGCCACGCCAGTTAGCCTGGCGGTACTGCTCGGGGGTCTGGCCGTAAGGCAGTGTCTCGTAGCCCTCTGTGAGGCCGTCCCCCTTGATTCGTTTAACACCTCGGATCAGCCCGGAGACGAGGCTGCCGAGGAAGCTTGTGCCTTCTGTCCAACCGCTGCGATCCTCAACCTTCACGATCAAGCAGCCGTGCTTAACGCGGCGACCCTCGATGGGTTGCTTATCTCCATCGAGGTAGCGGCGAACGTCAATGGTGAGCTGAGCATCCTTCACGATGTCAATCACGCAATCATGGAAGTACTTGAACCTGCTGGTGAGAATAGCCGGAATGGAGCGGTCCTGGAAGAAGGGGACCGGCTCAACCATGATAGGCCACTCCGAGAAATCCAGATCCACCCACTGCCTCACGTTCAGCGGATCATCCGGGATCATCCACTTACTGTTGTTCTTCCGAAGGAGGTTAACAAACAGGGTGGACGCCACCACCCAGCGCGAAGGCCCGAACAGCAGGAACGCCTTTGGGAATTGGATCTCCGCTGGCAGGAATGGGTTCGACCAGACGAGCAGGTCCTTCAGCTTGCGGTAGTCGTGGACGGCACTTACATCCACCACTGACTCCCCAAGGGGCTTCGATCGAACGGTGACGTTCTCGATGCGCCCGCTCCAACGAGCACCCGATTTATCGCAGGTGAAGTACAGGGATTTGGTGGGCCAGGCGTCGGGCTGCTTCAGCAGCTCCCCAGCCGGGTTGTTCAATGGTATCTCCAAGCTAGCGGAGCCCGCATCGTTGTGCAGCCACGTGAACTCTACCTTGTTGTAGTCTTCCACCTCTGCCAGCAGACGCCAGTTGCCGTCCCACAGGCGGATCAGAGGAGGCTGCTCAGCAGCCTTGCGGCGCTCAGCCTCGCGTTTCTCAACTATCTCAAATGGGTTAGTCATTATATCACCACGGGGTATTGTATCGAGGGGAGAAGGAGAACGTGATTCGGAGGGCCGAGCCACTAGGAAGATCGACACTCATTCGGAAAACCTCGTGGGTTTTACCGGCTCGGATACCGCCACCTAAGCGGACCCCGTTCATTGCAGCCCAGATGAGAGTGTCGTACTCATCCTCGACCTGGCGGGAGCCTGGGTCGTAGTTGACAAACATCTTGAAGCGTCCGGTACCTGTAGGCTGAGGAAGCGTAACACGGGGTGAGGAGCCTCTGTTGGCCTCGCGCGGGATTTTAATCACTGGCCAGCCTCCCCCTTTTCCTGATGCAATAGCCAGCCTGGGGTAGCTCTCAACCTCTCCTAGTCGATCCTTCGGGAGTGTGACCTCCCAGAAAGTAGCTGCACCTCCGCGGTCCTGGCGGAACTCCTTGACGAACTCCGAGCCATACCAGAATGGGTCATCAGCGACACACGTCACAATCAAGCTGGTTGCTTCAGCGACGTTGGGGTCGATCTCAGTGTCGAGGTCGAACTCGACGAGACGCACCTTCATTGTCCGAACCGTTGTATCGGTGGTGACTCGGATAGTTGTGTAGTCATCGAAGGCGAACAGGGAGCGGGCTAGCGACTCGCGGTCCCGGAACTGCTGGCCTCCGTTGGGGCCGTCGTTGCTAATCAGCAGCTTCAGCACGATGTCCCGTGGTTCGTAGCGGAACCCGAGGAACTGCTGACCGTGTCGCTGAGCCGGGTTGCGGGTGCGGGCTGATGTCTTAGCATCGTACCACCCTTGCTTGCCTGGCTCCAGGGCGATACCGTCCTGGTTCGCGTTGTCCCCCGCGATAATGACGGGGGCGATCTCTTTGTTGGGGCTGATTAGTTCAACTTGTGTTAGCATCTCGTCTCCTTCGATAGCTAGACAGTGTGAAATTATGATGTAAAGTCTGTATAAACGTAACAGTGACAGAAGAGGGCGGGGTTGTTACACCCCGCCTTTCTGCGTATCTAGACCCTCCAGAGGTAATCTAGACTAGTCGTCGTGATCCCTCATCTGAATCTTGCGGTGACGCACCTCTTCAAGACGTAGAACCTCTTCGACTGACAGCACGTGGTAGTGAATCGAAGGCTCCTTCTCCTCACGCTCGCGTGCCCGGCGCTCCTGATCGAAATCCGAGTTAGTAGGCTCGAACTTCACAGCCTGGTTGATAGCCCGGCTGATAGCGCCATTACCCATACCGAGATCGCTCTTCAGCTGCGACAGATTCTCCAGAGCAAAGGTAACCGGAATCTCACCGATCTTAGCCTCCTCCAGAGCCTTCTTGACGCGACCACTGAAGTTCGGGTCATTCAGACCCGCCTCGATCTGGTCGAGCAGCGGATGCCCGCCAAACTGGGACCGCAGAGCCTGCACGGCTCCAACACCCATCGACTTGAACTGGTCCAAGAACCCACCATTGATGATGGTGTTGTTCAGGTTCTGGTTCATCATCTCCTTCAGACCGTCGATCCAGTACTCCTGGAACGAACGCTTGATGGAGTCGTAGTCGGGCTTATCCAGCTCGGGCATCTGGAACTTCGGAGCCTCGCCAGCCTTGTACTCGGTCGGCTTCTTGCGCTTAGCATTCTTCTCGGCGTGTTCGCCTCGACGCTTAGCCTCACGCTCCTCGTACCGCTTCAGGGCCTTGTCGTGGTTCTCGATCGCACGCTGGATCTTGCGGGCGTTAGACGCCCTAGCCTTATCCTCAACCTGCGTTCGCTTGAACCCCTCCATCGCCTTAGCCGTCTCAGCGACAGCCTCTCGAGCAGCGCCCGGAATGTCCTGGAACTTGCCAGCGACAACGCCCGCGATCTTCTCGGCGGCAGACTCGACGGTGCCAACTTCCTTCAGCATACCACCAGCAAAGTCCTTCACCAGCGCCATACCGGAGGTGTCGGTATAGCCGGAACCGGAGAGCGGGCCCTTCTTAGCGGGGGAGTGTGGGAAGTACGCCTTGGCAGCAGCCGCAGCAGCCGAAGCAGCAGCGGCAATCGCTGGGATGCCCGCCCGAATACCGTTGGCAAACGAGGTGGTCATCGCCAGGCCAGACCCCGTAAGGTCGATCTGGAACATCCCCGGAAGGGACCCGACGAACCCAGCAATGATACCCTGGCACTGAGCCACGCCTGCAGCCACGCCAGCAGCCAGCGTCGCAAACGAGGCTGTCGCAGCAGCAGCTGCTTCAGCAAACCCGTTAGACAGCGCCGAGCTGATGTTAGCCACCTCCGAGGATACCACGGAGGAGACCTGGCTCATAGCCGACTGCACGCCCGAAGCGAGGTTCGAGAATGCGGAGGTGAACGAGGAGTCAAGGCCGCTCAGACCCGACTGAATCGCCGCCTGCATCTCAGCCATACTGGATGTAACAGCCGCGACAGCCGTCTGGAACGGTACTGTCAACTGCTCAGTCAACCCCTGGAAGCCGAGGGTGATACCCTCAAACGACGGGGCGAAAGAAGCGATCTGCTCGTTCAGCGTGGTGAACGCCGTCCCGATACCTGTGAAGGTCTCGGTAAGCTGAGGCCCGATAGCACTAATCTGCTGGAGCTGCGTAGCAAACCCTGCAAACCCAGCGCTAGGATCCCCACCCCCGGACTGCTGGCCGAGAGCCGTAGCCTCCTGAAGCTGCTGGAAGGCGCTCGTAATGACTGGCAACGCCGCCGTCAAACCGGTTAGGTTCTCGACGGGGATAGCCGTCATCGCCTGGAGATCCTGGGCCAACCCCTGGAGAGGGCTGCCTTGCAGACCAGCCGCGGCACCCTCAGTCTGGAGAGCGCTCAACTGCTGCTGCACCTGAGCGATCTGTTGGATTGCTTGAGTCTGAGCAGACAGGTTCTCGACAGGAAGCTGGCTGATAGCCTGCATATCCTGAGCGAGCCCCTTCAGAGGAGACTCCCCGGTATTAGCCTGGTTCTGACCCAGCTGAGACAGCTGGCTCTGAGCATCCCCAATCTGACGCAGGCTGTTCACTGAGTTCTGAAGGCCGTCAGTGTTCAGGTTGCTGAGATCCTGGGCATCCTGGGCCATCTTCTTCAGAGGTGACTCGCCCTCGGGAGCTTTAGCCGCGTTGAGCTGGCTGTTCGCCGCCTCGGCGGCTGCATCCTCTAACTTCCTTTGAGCCTCAACATACTTGTTGACCTTATCGACATCCGGCTCGGGACCGTTCAACCACTTACTCAGGTTCTTGAACAAGCCACCGATACCGAAGTTCTCAGCATCCATGTGCTTGCCCGTGACCTTCTCGCCGAAGGACAGGGCTAGGTCCTGAATCTGGTTAAGCGGCCCGGCTAGGTTACCGAAGGTTGCTAGGTCAAGAGCGCTCAGATCCTTCAGCGGGCGAACAAGCGCTCCGATACCCGAACCGATCTTCTCAGCAAACCCGTCCGGGAGGGCGTCGCCCAACCCCTTCAGCGTGCCTACAAGACCTTGCAGGTCACTGATCGAGTTGCTGGAGAACCCAGCCAGCCCCTCGGAGATGCCCGGAAGGGCGCCCTTCAGAGTGTTCATAGCACCGGACAGCCCGTCTAGAGACAGGCTGCTCAGATCACTAAGCGCACTCGTGAAGTCCGGGAGAGCCGCTTGCAGCGTAGGCAGGTTCTCAGTCCAAGCGGAACTGAAGGCTCCAGACAAGCCGTCCCAGGCCCTCTTGACACCCTCGAGAGAGGGGGCAATGTTGTCGAGGAAGCCTGAGTTCGCCGACCACTGAGCAACTCCGATGACCATATCGGAAAGGCCCTTACCCACATTCGAGAGGATCGTACCGAGGCCATCCAAACCAGCGTTGCCGATCTTCGACAGCACCGGTGCCAACGTCTCCATGCCGGGGCCCAGCGACTCCAGCACCCGTCCAAGGTTACCAACCACACCACCGGCTAGGTCTGCAATCAGGTTACCGAAGGTGGACAATGAGGGCATAGCCCGCGTCACACCGTCAGCGAACTGGTCGAAGAACTTAGTGAAGCCTGGAATAACCGTCGTGAAGTTCTCAACGCCGGACTTGATGATCCGACCAACGTTAGTCGAGAAGCTGCCGATGACGTCGTAAGCGCCCTCGATTGCCGTCTTGAGAGTCCCGTTAGCGATCAGCTCGTTGACGTTCTTGCGGAACGAGGAACCGAAGGAGTTCAAGCCAGCCGCTAGCTTGGGGAACGTGTTCGACCCCGCGCTAGCGATGTCAAGGACAGCGCCTGTGAACTCCTCAGCGAACGGCTTCATCTGGCTAAACAAGTTCCCGGTGTTGCCGAGAATGTTGTTCAGCTTAGCGATGCCGTTGGTGCTGGTGACAGCGTTCACCATACCCTGAGTGAAGTCCGCCGTGCCGTTAGCGACCTGCTTCATGCCCTCGCGGGTCTGAACCATCATATCACTTAGCTGGGCGAACTGCGGAGTCAGCCGTTCCCGGTAGACGTCGGACATCGCCGTCTTCAGGTTATTGAACTCAGGTGCAGCTGCCTGAGCAGCGTCCTTCACACCTTGGAAGCCGAGTGCCAGCGAACCGAACACAGCCGCCGCTGACGCAGCCAGTGCGGGGATACCAGCCAGCGCGGCGGAGATGCCGCCGATAGCCGGTCCAATCAGCGAAGCAACCGCCGCAACAATCCAGCCTGTACGAGTCAGTCCGAGGAACGATCGGCGGAAGCCCTGTTGCCGTCGGTTGAACAGGTTGAACTCACGATCACTGTCGCTCTTCTTCGAGCGAGAACGCTTACTGTAGTCAAACAGTTCAGGTCCGTCAGGGCCCTGGAACTTGCGGCCACGAACAAACCGGATCTTCGGAGACAGCTCTACGGCCTCTCGGCCAAGCTGCTTCATCCGCTCGGACGCCCGCGCGAAATGCTCACGAGCGGCGTTTCCGAACTCCTGCACCTTCAGACGAGCATCCGCCAGCCCACCGCGCAAGCGGTCAAGATCGCCTCGGTCGAAGCTGAAGGCCTTGCCGACGCCGAACTTCAGGTCACCGAGGCTCTGCTTCAGCGACGCCCGGCGACCAAGATTACGCTCACGCTGAGCCAGCCCCTTCAGGAAGTTGCTGTTCAGCCGGTTAGACCGCTGCTCCAGACGAGCAAGGCCTTGATCAGTTAAACCGAGAGCCCGGCGAGCCTCAGCCGCCTGCCTCTGCAGATCAGCCAGCGCCTTAGTGCGACCCGAAGATGTGGAAGACCGAAGGTTGCCGAGAGCCGCCTCGAGGCGGGCGATCTCGTTGTTGTACTTACCTCCGACCTTTTGCCGAGCCTGCTTACCGTTAGCCCGGGAACGCTCAATATCACGCAGCTTCTTCAGCGCGTTGATCTCACGTTGGTAAAGTTGCTCAGTTTTCTTAGCATCAGCCCAGAGGTCCGAGAAATCAGCCTTGCCGAACACCTTATCGGCGCCGCGCGAGCCTAGCTTAGATATCTCGCTCTGGGCCTGTCGGGCTCCAGACCTTAGCTGAGCCAGCCACCGGCTCGTGCGATCCCCGACCTGCTTCTCCAGCTGGAAGTTAAGCGCGTGCTTCAGCAGCTCAGCATCAGTCTTAGTCTCGCGAATCTGCTTCCGCATAGCCGCCAGTGCTTTCGAGTAAGCCTCAGCCGCCTGGGCTCGCTGAGTGGCGCGCCCTGCAGTCATCCTCTCCTGGATGTTGGGTAGCTTAGGTAGCTTAGCCGTCAGCTGCTTCAGCCCGGTAAAATCGTACTTAGGTATCTCAATTCGGAACCCGCCCTTGCGGCCCCACGTGGTGCGCTTCAAGCGGTCCATCTGGCGGAGGGCTTTGGAAATATCGACATCAGCATCAACCTTCACCTCGCCCTTCTCGCCCTTAGTGGCTTTGTTAAGGCTGGATCGAAGGTGATTCTTATCGACCTCCGGCTTGACTTTAGTCTTGCCGTCAACGTCTCCGAGCTCCCGCTCGACGTCCTTCTTCAGCTCGTCGGTATCAGCCTTAAGGGGAACCTTAACCTTCCCCATCTTAGCGAGGTCTCGCTCGACGCGCTGCCTAAACCCTCGTGTATTAGGCAGGACGCGGATTGTTACGCGACCGACTTCTACAGCCATAACTTATCCTTCTGTTTGGTAGTTTGCCCTAGCCATTGCTGCAAACAAGTTGCTGCCTGCCCGGCGGCTAGACTTCCGAGCACGGGAAACAATCGTCTCAGGGGGTGTCAAACGTTTCTTAGTACGCACCTGAACATTAGTGAACGTGTTCTGCTGCACGGCGTCGATAACCCCCGCTAGCAGATGTTCCGTAATACCCCAGCCCGCGGTGTCCTTATCGTTGGTGAGTGCAGCGTACGTCATACTATCCGGCGGTAGGGCATACACCAGGCACAACGCTGTCTTAGCGTCCAACTCAGACAAAAAAAGCCCCCGAAGATCCACGCCGTAATAGCGTAGAACCTCGGGGTAAATCTTGTCGCCGTGCTCGTCGAGCAGGTCCGCTAGGGCTAAGCTTCCCCCGGCTGAGTAGCCTCCATCCAAGCATGGAAGACCTCCATCAGGTTAGCCGGGCTGTCCTCCAGCAAATCCAGCAGCTCCTGGCCTCGGCCATTCTTCTCAACAGCCTTCAGCAGATTCTTAACCAGCTCGATCTGGCTATCAGTGTCAGCCGCATCATCAGCGCTGTTCAGGATCTTATCAGCCTCACGACGCTGCGTCGCGGGCAGCTGAAGCAGGTTCTGGAAGACGAACTTGTCATCGCCATTGGTGATCTCGAGACCCTGGTAGCGTTTAGCAGCAGCATCACGAATATCGGAAAGAGAGTAGGTAGCCATATTGTGTCTCCTCAGATAGGCTAGTCAGCCCGCGCCGGGTGGCGCGGTTCAGGGGTTGGGGGTTAGCTTAGGCTTCCGGGGTGATCCACTCGAAGAGCAGTCGGCCCGGGTGGTTCACGAACGTAGCGCGAACCGGCAGGATGGCGAACTCGTCTGCCTCCAGCTTGATAGCTTCCTCGCGGCGGAGGGTAGCCTTAGCAGCGGTGAAGGCAATCACGAACGGTCCGTCCACCATAACAATGAGGATAGCCACCTCAATGGAGGTGCGAGAGCCGTCGGAGCCGTAGATACCTTCGGTCGTGCTCTTGTTCTTACCGAAGTAAGCTTCCAACGTCTCAACATCCCACTGCACAAAGCGGATGATGACGTAGTCCACCGGGTCTTCCTCGGTGACTTCCTTCAGCTTTTTCTTCTGCCAAGAGCCCTTAACTTTGGTGTCGCCGCCGTCGAAACCAAACTCGGGCAGCTCCTCCTGGGCTGTGTGACCCGCGAGCTCCCAGTCGTTGGCCTCGGCGCCTTTCTTGACCTCCACATTCGGAGTCGTGCCGCCTGTAAGAGGGGCGTTAGCCGTCAGCTCCTCATTAGCTTTAGCAAGCTTGCCGATGAAGGCGACCTCGTAGTTCTTACCGGCCTCGCCGGTAACCACAACGTTTCCAGCTCCAATCGAAGCTAGCTTGGAAAGCTCAGCCTGGATCTCAGCGGGGGTAGCGTTGTAGGCCAGAGCAGCGGTAGCATTACCCTTGTGGGTAAGAGTGAAAGTGCCGCCGGTCGGGGCACCCGTCACAGAAACCTTGACGCTGGAAGCGCCGAAGGTCTCAGGGTTGAAGTTCTTCAGGGCTGCACGGCTCGGGGCGGCGGTGCCCACAGGAGCTTTAAAAACGTAGCCCGTGCTAGCGGTAAAGACTTTCTCGTCAACGAGAGCCATTTAACCTCTCCTTCGGGGGTAGCGGAAGTCTGTACGCAGCAGCTGTTGCACGCGCCAGGTTCCTTGTATTTCAGATGGGAATTGAGTCATCCCCAGGGTTTCTCGCACCCTAACCAGGTGCCCAACCCCCGGAACAACAACGTTCCGGGAGTTCACTAAAATGTTTCGGCAGCGGATCGCAAGATCCTCCGTAGCAGCCAGACCCTCCCGAGTAGTAGCTGTGATCTCAACCACAGGGTGCTCCAAGCCATTCTGGATAGAGCCGAGGGAGTTCAAGCCGCCGAGGCGGCGAACTCGAACCTCGGGGTACTCTCGGTGCTCTACGTTGTCAGACCACGTTCGGACGTGAACGCTTGGGCCAAGCCCTTCTCGGAGGAGGGGTAGAACAATGTCTTGTACTCTGGGTGTGAGCTTCGGGATCACGCGGCCTCCTTACAAGCTAGCTACGGCACCTCGGATAATGCCGAGCTTGCCTTCGATGATGAGCGCCTTGCCTTTCGGGTCATCCAGATGCAGGAAGGCGTCTGAGATAGAGCCTTTAGTCACCGAGATACTTGATGGCGGTTCATTGGGCTTACGGGTGCGGTCATGGTTTCGGTGATGGGGCTCGAGCCGCGCCTCAGCGATACCTTTGGCCGCCGTCATGCGGGCGAAATTATACGCGCCAATGCCTGGGTTGTTGCGAACGATCTTGCGGTAAGTGTCCGACTCGGAGCCGTACCATTGGATGTGTGCCAAGCTAGCTCCTCCGCAACGTGTAATCAAAGTGGCCTGTGCGCCGAGACATTCGGTACTCAGTAGGGTAGCCGAATACCTCCCAACGCTCACCGTCTTTAACGACGTAGCTTTGTGGGCCGATCTTCACTGAGTGATCCTCGCGCCGAACACGCATCCGAGCGACGTTCTCCGTGAAGAACCCCTCGGTCATCTGCTCCTGACGTCTGGCAGCAGTTCCGCTCTCTCCGTGGGCCTGCCACATCACCCACAAGCGCTTCGGCTTGTCCGATGGGTGAGTGAACGTATTGCCGTCCCGGTCCCGGGTGGCTACTTCCGGGTAAACATCCACCCAGCAGTTGCCTTTGTCAAGGATGCTCACTAGACCTCCCACGGGGGCTTGGGGCCAGCGTGAACCACAGTCACACGCTGGCGCACACCTAGGCGCTCCCACTCCTCGTCTAGAATCTTCAGACGCCCATCAGCGAGGCTGCCGTAGCGCTCGTAGATGTAGTTACCGTCGGTCTCACTCTTGAACCCTTCCGGGTTGCTGAGGAGTCGAATAACTGCATCACAGCAGACGGCTTTAACCACGCGGGCGTACACCGGGTCTGCGACGACCCGGGTGTTTAGATCCTCGATCCGGGTTCGGAGGAGGTCGAGGGCGTCCTGTAGCCTGGCCGAGGCGACCTTCCGCTCAACGTCGGTGAGATCCTCGGAGGATGCCCACCTAGCTTCTAGATCCTCGACCGTAACCATTACTTCTCGACGACCTTCACGAAAGCCTGTGGGTCACGCACAACCAGGCCGAATTCGGCTTCCGCACGAACGGCCACAAGGTTGTTCTGCCACAGGCTGACCAGACCGGAACCATCCTGAGCGTCAGACAGATCCAAGGTAGCCTGGTCGGAAACGTCGAAGGTGATACCGCCGACCTGGCCCCAGATGATCTTGCTGAAGTCACCCATGAAGCCGCGAGTCGTGCCGGAACCAATGCCTTTACCGAGCAGGGCCGGGCGGCCAAGGATGCGGCCCTTGGTGGTCAGGGAGTTAGTCTCGACGTAGGTAGGCTCGGTGAACAGCGGACGCCCGTTAGCGTCGAGCGAGCTGTTCATCACAGGCTCAACCTTATCGTCGAGGATAGCACCTGTCCATTTCTTGCCGTCGTTGACCAGCAAGCTCAGACCCTCATTGAACGCCTTGTAGGCGTCTGGTTTAGCCGGGGTGCCGTCAACCAGCTTGACAGACTTAGTGGTCTGGTTCATGTGAGCCCCGAACGGGGAGTTGATGCCATACAGGGCTGCATCGTCGAAGGCCTTAGCGAAAGCCTCAGCCACCTTGTTACGCATCGTCTGAGCGTAGTTCAGCGGATTCTCGCGGGCAACCTCAGAGGAGACCACGAAAATAGCGGCGATTTTCTTCGGCTCCATCACGACTTTCTGGAAGCCGCCCTTAGTGATAGGCTTCTGAGCAGTCTCAGCTACCCAGCTGGCTTTAGCCGTGCCGGACCAGACCGGGATAGCCTTGCCGGAAGGGCCGAGGGCTTCCTTAGTGGCGAGCTGCTGTACGAACGAAACGCGCGCGATCTCATCGAAGATCGGCTGGGCAACTTCGGGGGTGAGAAAAGTACTAAACTCTGAGCGCTTAGTTACGTTACCCATGTTAGCGGGCATGGAATCTCCTTCAGGTTAGTTTACAGCGGAGGTCAGCAGGGCTACCAGCGGATCTCCATTGAGGGGCAGTGGGGCAGAACCTTGCGACGGGTCGGTAGCTCGAGCAGGTGCGGGATCGGAGCCAAACAGGGCCTTCAGCTTCTCCGCGTGGGCTGCCACCTCTTCGGCGGTGTCGCCCTTCAGCAACGCGGCGAAATCGTCCAGCTTGTCGCTGCCAATGCCTACGTTGAGAGCTGCACGGAGGCGCATCTCACCCTGACTGAGAGCCTGTACTTCAGCACGAGAGGCTGCTAGCTGCTCTTCCAGTTCGGTAACCTTTGTCGTGTACCCCGAAGCCTCCTCCTGGGCCTGCTTCAGAGCAGTAGCAAGGTCGTTCTTCTCGGAGCGATACTTAGCCGCTTCCGAGTTAGCTTTCGTGATCTGGTCACGTGCCCAGTCCGGGAGCTCCTGGCTCACGTTCTCGGCGGTCGAGGTGTCTTCACTCATGGTGATTCACCTTTCTAGGCTGCCACCTGGGCATCCTGTAGAAGTTCTTGTATTCTGCCTGCTTCCACCTCTCGGCGGAAAGCCTTTCTAGCCTCGTGGCCTCGGTACCCCTGGCGCCGTGTGACGTCATTCCAGAGCGCTTCAGCAGCCTGCCAGCGTTCCCGGCCTTCCCAACTCCTGGTTGTGAAAACCGGTACAATCTTGCAGTCGCAGCCGTCGTGCCACGCATTCATTTGTTCACCTACAAGCTCGCCGCCCCCGGCGTCGAACTCAAATCGAGCGCCTGCGGTTTTAGCGGTCTTGTAGACAGGTCCTCGAGAAGCCAGCATCCAGCACCAGCCGCACGTCTCCGCGCCGGTAGGGACCCGCGCCCACCCTCTTACGAGGCGGGACTTACCTTTAGCTTCTCGCTTGTCGTTAACCTCGTCGTGGAGGTCATCCAGCGAAATCTCAGAGGAGGTGAACTCGTCATCTTCCTCCCAGATAATCTGGTCGTCGAGAGCTTCATCAACATCGCTGACAGCTCGCAGGATCTCCCGCCGTCCACCGTTCTCAACCGTCCGAGCCACACGCAGTGCAGCCCGCGCCACCTCGTTAGCCGTCGTGTTAGGCTTCATCATAAGGGGGCGAACCTCCTCCATATCCTTAACGAACCTCTCGAAGGAGAGTCGAGGAAGTGGCCGGTTCGGCATGGGGGCGTCGGTGACCTTGGCACGCTCCTTCTCGTACAGGCGGCGAGCAAGGTTAGCTCCGTAGGTGTAGCGCGAAGCAACTTGCGGGAAGATCGTTTGCAGTAACAGCCTCCAGATGGGGAGGGTGACCTGCCTCGAAGCATAACCCGCGAAAGTTGTTGTGACCGACCTAATCACGGGCGCTACGTTGGCCGCCTGAGCGGCCTCTAACTCAGCTAGGTTCATCGCTCACCGGCTGTTCATACATAGCGTTCAAGGCATTGATGGGGTCTGTCTTATCTTCAGCCTCCATGCGGCGCCTCTGCTCAGGTGAGTAGCCCGCGTCGATACGCGCCTGCTCCTTAGTGATGAAGCCAGCGCCGTTCGCGTACTTCTTAGCTGTAGCGTCAGCGATAGCAGCAACCGTAGGTGTCGAGGGGTCGCGCCACAACGCCTCCATGCGGAAATCATCCAGCGAGAGCTGACGTCCCATGACCAGGAGGGCTACGCGCATAGCACGTTCCCAGGCATCCCCGAACTGTACAGTCAAAGACTCACACGTCCGAACCAACCTGGTTTCAGCAGCTCGAATAGCCTCAGCAGATGCTGGGTTGTCGGAGGAGCTGGAAAGGTAGCTTGGAGGCAGACCCGTGTAGACGGCTGCCATACGGAGAAGCTGGTCGATAGCCTCGGTGAAATTCCGAAGCTCCGCTGCGTTCAGCTGGGAAACCTTACCCTGAGGGTCTTCAATCGCAATGTAGCTGTTGATGTACAGCTCCAGCGGTGACTTTGTGTCGCCCTTAATCTCATTGGCTGATGCGCCGAAGATCACACGCTGGGGCGTGGCCATAAGCTCAGAGGTAGCCTGCATGTTCATGAGGATGCGGCTAGCGGCGTCGGTGACCGACTGAATCTCCTCGGTGATGATCGAGGTGCCGTACAAGTCAGCGCTATTGCTGCGACGAACAACCGGAACAACCGGCACAACGCCGAGACCGTGCTGCACGGTTTCTACAACCTTCAGCTGTCCCTGGTCGCGGAGGAAGTACTCAGTGCGGTCGGGGAAGTAGAGGGTAGCAGATGCTACCTGGTTGCTGTCATCTAACACCTTGCGGACGGCCCACAAGACCTCCCCCGTTCGGGGGTCGATCTTAGCGAAAAGTCCACGGGGTGACTCCACTTTAATGACCGGAATGTCTGGAACACGCAGCGGGTTAGCTTCATCTTCCTCAGTAGGCGCTGAGATCGTGATGTACGATCGGCCATATACGAGGGAGTCTGTCACCTGGTTCACCATCTGGGAATCCAGTGAGTTGGCTCGGTACCAGGCCCAGAGCTCGTCATCCCCAGAGGTGGTAGAATCTCCGCGCTGGAACCCTTCGAGAATCAGACGCTCAGCGATCGCACTCACGTAGATACGCGGGATACCTACCTGTGCCAGCAGCTTACGCAGCTGAGGCGGGGTAGCGATGCCGATCGCCATGTCACGAGCTTGTGCGTTATAGTAAGACCAGAGCCGCGCGAAGCTCGTCTGGTACTTGTCCATCTCGTTAAACGCCTGGTCGAGAGTGATCTCGACCGGCTGTGGGTTTACCATGTGATAGCGCCTCCTCCGGTGCCGTTTCGTGTCTTTCGGTCAAGCAGGTACTGCTGCCTAGCGCCGAAAGCCAAAACCGCTGTTACGGCCCCGTCAATCTTCCGGCTGGAGTCCTTCGACTCCTTGCGGATGCTGATAGCATCCCAGGGGGTTGGGTGTCGGTGAGCGTTCAGAACGTACCACCGAAGCAGAGGATCGCCGTTGTGAGTAGCCTCTCCAGACAGGATTGCATCGACGAACCTCTCACAGTCAAGAGCAAAACGCTTCTGCGACCCGCGCATATCAAAGCCAATCGGACTGTTCGGGCTGGCCCAAACTTTCAGCTTCCTCTTATAATCCCTGCTCCAAGCGTCAATGTACGACTCCATCTCGTGGACGTCCGAACGGAACGCCACAACCTTGTAACGCTCAAACAGCGAACGGACAACTGCATCCACATCCTCGCGGGGAACCAGGCCGTCGGGCATCTTCTCAGGGTTCCACGTCCGAAGGAGGAACACAGCACCGTCGCTGATGCGACAAGCCGAAATGGCTGTGTGATCGTTCGACTTCGAGCCGTCCAAGCCAAGTGCAATCTTATCTCCAGGCTGAAGCTTCAAGCCCTCGCGGTAACCCGAATCCCACTCAGCGGGGGAGAACCAGGCATCTTCAGCGGCGTTGATCTGATTCAGGAACTTGCGTCTCGACTCCGACACCTTGTTACGGATGTCTAGGATGTCGTCGATAATCAAGTCTACATCAAGCCACACGGCGTCGCCGCGGGCTACTAGCAGGCCCTGTCGAAGAGCTTCAATGCCTTCAGCAAACCCTTCAGGGTCTTCCTTCTCTGACGGGATCTCACCAACCGGCGTGTCTGAGGGTGCCTCTAGAGCGTCATACAGCAGGCGGGTATCAACAGCCTCGCCAGCCAAAGCCTTTTGGTATGCATCCCAGTCAGCCTCGCCTACACTGTCCTGGCCTGGCACATGAGCGTTGCAAATGCTGAGACTGCGACACGAGCCATAAGCTGACTTAGTAACGTTGCCCGCGATAACGTTGGCCATGTCCTTACCCTGGTTGGACTCAATCCACCACTGCGTTTCGTTCTGCACGACAAACGTAGGGCGCTTACCTTCCAGCGCCATAGGGGAGCTAGTCACGCCTTCAATCATCTTCCCTCGGTTGTCGTAGACGATCGTCTTGTTGACGTCGAGTCCGAACTCCTCCTTCATGTGGGGGGAGATCAGCGAGGGGAACAACGTGAAGGTGTTTCGCGTCTGATCGTTAGACACAGCGGCAATCTGCACCCAGGGATCGTACTTCGGCTTGCCAACCGCCTGCCCCTCAGCGTCGAAATGGGAAAATTCCACAGGCCCTAGAAGCTCCGCCAGTGACAACGCGCCGACCAGAGGGTCCTTGCCCCAACCCTTCATACGCCTCAACGTGCCAGAACGGTAGACGAATCGCCCGTCTGAATCAACGGCGTACCACCAGAGGATGAAGCGAGCCTGCTCCATCGTGGGCATGAACGGCTGGCCTGCATACGGCCCGCCAGGGGTAAGTACATACTTATACAGCCAGTTCAGGATACCCCAACCGAGGGTATGCTCGGGGAGAACCCAGTCGCCGTTCTCGTCAGTGGCCCACGTCGGGCCGATAAAGTGCGGTGCCGCCATTACCAGCCTCTCGTCGCTCACGCCACTCTACGAATGTTTGGAACGGAGGTGGAGGAAGCTCCAGGCCTTTAGCTGCAGCCCAAAGCTCGATACCCCGCATCAGTCGTGTAACCCAGCGGATGTACTCGAATTGCTCACTCTCCGATTTTTGTAGTTCAGTTATCTGTTCCTGGAGACGTTTCTCCAGTTCGATCTGCCCCTCTTCGAGGGATCGAATACGCTTCTCTGTGTACTCCTCTTTCTTCTTCCGACTATTTTCCTTTGTCCGGGAGAGCCACTGGAAAGCAGCGGGAATCCCACCAAAACGCTCCTTTAACGTGCGCTCCGAAAACAGGGCGGTTCCGCCGAAGATGAAGAGAAGTACCAGGGTGAGCCACTGAATACCAGGGTGTTGTGGTAAATTCGTTATGTGCGTCACCCAGTCCACTATCAGGCTCCTTTCAGGTACAAAATGTGTTACCCGGCTGCACCCCCCCCCCGCCGGGGGGGGGCCCCCCCCGCGGCGGCGGGGGGGGGGTTCCCTCTCCGTGGCGGCGGCCGTGGGGC